TCAACCGATCTCATACCACCGGACGAGCCGCGGCGCCGCCCAGTTCGTGGCCATGCTCTCGATCAGGGATCGGCCGGATTGCTCGGCCAGGAATGCAATGCGCTGGGTCTGGCCGGCCTCCACGGCGAGCGTGTCCAGCCAATAGGGCTTCCAGCCATCGTCGAGCCGGTCGAGCAGCCGGAACGGCTGGCCATGCAGGTGGACCACCGTCGCCCCGGCGGTCTTGTTGGCCAGTGCCAGCACGACGACGCGTCCGGGCTTGGCCCGGAAGGCGGGCGCGCTGCCGGCATTGAACTGGGCCGGCGGGCGCCAGTCAGGTCCGTCGAGCGCCAGCTCGGCGCGAACGGCCGAGCGGAGGTCGAGCTTGTCGGGCAAGCCGTTCGCGGGTAGGGGCGCCGGAAGGGGCAGGGGCGCAGCGCGCAGCGGCGGCTCGTTCGCCAGCGTCAGGCGCGCCACCGGGCGCGCCGAGGTGCCGTCGTGCAACAGTACTTGCAGCGGCGCCTTGGCGGCGGGCATGTCGATGAAGACGTCGGTGCGGCCCCCGGGCGGCAGCACCACGGCGCCGTTGCGAGCGAGGAACGGCTCGGCCGGCTGGCTGTCGATGGCCATCACCCTGACGTCCCCGAGCTCGGCGATTTTGATCGCGATCACAGCGCGGTGGCAGCCATTGATGAACCGAAGCCTGACCCGCGCCTGGGCGCGCAGCGCGACCTCCGGCTGGAGCTGTCCATTGACGGTGTAGAGCAGCTCGGAATCCTTCGGGTCGGCTCCCGGTGCGATCGCTTTGCCGTCGGGCTTGAGTCGGAAGTCCTCGACCAGGAAAACCTCGTCGCGGTCAATGGTTACCGCTGTGGCCTCGTCAACGATGAGAGGCAGCGGTCGGTTCGGCGCGGCGGCAGCATCGGCGAGCAGCCGCAGGTCGAGGAGACCGGTCCCGGCGCGCGGGCTCGCGGCGACGATCGTGGTGCGGCCGCCCGGTCCGACCGGCTGCTGCATCAGCAGCGGCGTTGGCATTGCAAGGCCGCGGACGGACAGCGCCGCTGGTACCGAGAGCCCGTTGGCGAAAGCGAGATCGAGCGCGCTCCCGCGCGCCAGCCGGAGCACCGACCCGCCTCCGGCAAGCTGCCAGACCCGAGAGGGGCTCCGGCCGGGGAACAAGGGCAGAGATTCGGCCCGCGCCTCCAAGGCAACGGCCATCCGTTCGGCAGCCGGCGCAAGCTGGGGGAACGAGGTCGCCCAGGCTGCGGCAAAGCCGCCGAGCACGGCGCGGCGGCTGACCCCTCCGACGGGCTGCGTCATGCGACAAAACATTGTGCGTTGAGGGGGATGCGGATCATGTCGTTTTCCCTTATGTGTGCCGCGAGCTTGGCCGATCGGCCGGCCGCGGGTGCTTGTTGGGCCCATTTTTTTGCTGCGGACGGTTTCGCGCGTGGTATAAGCCGCGCCGCCCGCGGCATCGCGGCCGGGCTATCGATGCAGTTCACGCGGGCGTGGCGGAACTGGTAGACGCGCTGGATTTAGGTTCTACTCGCGATCATCTGCCACTTGCCAACTATCTCCTAACGTACTATAACTTCGGAAGAAAGGCGCTGTTCCTTTCGCTTTGTCCTAATGTCTGCCAGTTGGCAGGAGATTTCGGTGACACGGCGATTGGTGACAACGCCTAGTGACAAACTCGGGGACAATAAAGAACATATGCTGAACAGTCTCTCTGTCGATTGCTCGCCGAGCAAGGAAGAACAACTGGAACTCGCCGCAAAGGATCGCGGTGCACAGCGGGTGCGCAAGCAGGTTGAAACCGCGAAGCGGAAAGGCCTCGGCGCTGACACTCCCGGCGGGGTGGCGCTCGTTAAGCGGGCCATCGAACCTCTCTCAAAAGTGATCCAGCAGTCGCTGGATGATGCGGCCAGCGGCAAGGCTGGACGGCGGCACGTCGCCATGAAGACTCTCAGCCAGCTCCCGGCCGAGCTGTCGGCCTATTTCACCACCCGCGAGGTGATCAGCGCGGCCATCGAGCAGGCCGGGCTCACCGCCACCGCGATCAAGATCGGCGCGTCCCTGGAGGAGGAGCTGCGCCTCGCCGCCTTCGATAAGCAGGCCCCAGCACTCTACGGGACCATCATGCGCCAGCTCAAGGAGCGCGGAGCGGGCGCAGGCCATGCCCGCCGGGTGTTCGTCTATGCAGCCAACAAGGACAACGCCAACATCGAGCTGCCGTCCATCTCAAAGACGGAGAAGATGCACATCGGGGTGCGTCTGATCGAGATGCTGATCGAGGCGACCAGCTTTGTCGAGATCGTCACGGTCCGCTTCGGGCAGAAGACGAAATCCATCATCCGGCCGACCGACCACGTCATGAAGTGGCTGGAGGATCGCAACCTCCGCGCCGAGCTGATGGCGCCGGCTTATGCGCCGATGGTGGTCCCGCCCGTGGATTGGACGGGCCTGTCTGGCGGAGGCTACATCAGCGACCATCTGCGCCCGCTGCCCTTGGTCAAGGCGTGCAGCAAGAAGCAGCACCGGGAACTGCTCGAACGGGCAGACCTTAGCCGCGTCATGGAGGCGCTCAACGCCATCCAGCGCACGCCCTGGAAGATCAACCGGCGCGTGCTCGAAGTCATGTCCAGTCTATGGGAGCAGGGCAGTGAGATCGCTTTGCCCCGCCGCGAGGATCAGCACATTCCTCCGAAGCCCCCGGGCCATGTGGTTCACGTTGATCGCGAGGTGGCCTGGGCCAATGTCCCGCCGGAAGCCAAAAAGGCGTGGATGGCTGCGGCCCGCTCGACCCACGAGAACAACGCGGCGTCGCGGGGCAAGCGGCTGAGCCTGTCGCAGATCATTCGCACGGCTGAAGACCTGAGGGACGAGGGGGCGATCTATTTCCCGCACCAACTCGACTTCCGCGGCCGAGCCTACGCCGTGCCCGTGGGCCTGAACCCGCAGGGCAGCGACCATGCGAAGGCCCTCCTGACGTTCGCCGAGGGCAAGCCCATCACCAACGCCCGCGCTGCCGGGTGGCTGGCGATCAATGGGGCCAACCTCTACGGCTTCGACAAGGCGGACTTCGACGACCGCATTGGCTGGGTCGAGGAGCGCCAGGAACTGATCCTGCGCACGGCAGACGAGCCGCTGGCCGATCTGTGGTGGACCGAGGCGGACAAGCCTTGGTGCTTCCTGGCGTGGGTCTTTGAGTACGCTGCCTTCCTGCGCGAGGGCTACGGCTTCGTGTCCTCGCTGCCCGTCAGCGCAGACGGCAGCTGCAACGGGCTGCAGCACTTCAGCGCCATGCTCCGTGATCCCGTGGGTGGCGCTGCGGTGAACCTGCTGCCCGGCCCGCTGCCTGCCGACATCTACCAGCGCGTTGCTGATCGCGTGATCGAGAAGCTGCGCGAGGAGCAGGAGGATTGGAAGGCTCGCGGCTGGATCGACTTTGGCATCGACCGCAAGCTGACCAAGCGGCCGGTGATGGTGCTGCCCTATGGCGGCACGTTCAAGAGCTGCATGGACTACGTGCGTGCTGCTGTCCGGGAGAAGATCAAGGACGGGAAAGAGAACCCTTTCGGCGACGAGATCGGCGAGGCAACCACCATGCTCTCGCGCCATGTGTGGTCATCCATCAGCGACGTGGTCGTGGCCGCTCGCGTAGCCATGGATTGGCTGCAGAAGTGTGCCCGCATCGCCACCAAGCACGGCGTGCCGATTAGCTGGACAACTCCGTCCGGCTTTCCGGCGTTCCAGTCCTACATGGACCTGACGCAGCGTCGCGTGAAGACGCGGCTGCAGGGCTCGCTCGTCTTCCTGTCCGTGCTGGAGGACAGCGACACCATCAACGGGTCCAAGCAGGCCCTCGCCATCAGCCCGAACTTCGTCCACTCGCTGGACGCGGCGGCCATGATGGAGACGATCCTGATGTGCATCGACAACGGGATCACGCAGTTCGCCATGATCCACGACAGCTACGGCACCGTCGCGGCTGACATGGAGAAGCTCGCCGCCTGCCTACGACATGCGTTCGTGGACATGTACCGGGACAACCATGTCCTGCAGCAGTTCCTCGACGGACTACCCGAACAGGTCAGGGCCGAGTGCCCACCTGTTCCTCCCATGGGTTCGCTCGACATCGCCCAGGTGATCGAGAGCGATTTCTTCTTTGCCTAAACATCTGCCAATCGTCATGTATTGGCGATTGGCAGGTTAGGTAGCACTCTTGCCCAACTCAAACTTCCATAGGGTTTCCATGAAGCATTCACTCACCATTCGCATGGGCGCTGCCAACTGGGACGCTGTCCTTGCTGACGGCACCCGGTTCGACTTCCGCACCATGACCACGGCCAACCGCAAGAAGTGGTACGGCGCGTTCATGGCGTCCTGCCGCAAGGTCTATCGCCAGCGGGGCACTCGCTGATGCGGGATCGCCTGATCAACCTGGGCCTGGCTCTCGGTCTCGTCGCCTCAGTCATCCTGCTGTCCATCCTGTGCGGCGCGACGTGGCAGGGCGTGCTCGCCACCGTGCTCGTCGGCTGCTTCAGCGTCGGCGCGGTTGAGGTGATCCACTGGCTCTACGAACTGATCGCGACCTTTCGCGGGTGGTTCGGGTGGTTGAGCTAGTCGGCCTCGCATTCGGTCTCGGCTTCCTGTGCGGGGCCTGCACCGTTCTCGTCATCGTCACCCGCGCAGCTCTCAATGACATCAAGGAACTATCGGCAGCACATGCTGAACCGTGATCAACTGAACAACGCTGACGCCGAACGCGTCGCGTCCTCCTGCATCGGCCTGCTCGACCGCCTGCAGAACTACCCGGCACACATCCAGCCGCTCACGCTGGCGTGCACCTTCCTCGTCCTCTCCGCACACCTCCGCGTTCCTGCTCAGGACCTCTTCAATTTAGCCCGCAACATGATGGCGGAAGAAGAGAACATCGCCGAGTTCAAGGCGGTCACGGACTACATCAAATACGAGATCGAGCGGTGAGCCGAGCGCTGTCGCTCGCAATCCTGATGTGGCGCTCCGGCCGCCCCATCTCGCTCGACCTCGCAACCCAACTCATGGACGAAGGCTACGACGTAGCTCGTCTCGAACGACGCCACCGCGCGTGAAGGAATAGGACTGAATGGCAAGCACCAAGCGCCCGACATCGCCGAAGGGCACCAGCTTCAAGGGCATCTTCAAGTTCCCCAAGCTGAACGATCCGGACTACGGCACGAAGGAATACCCGAAGGAGAACGGGGAGTTCTCGACCAAGCTGGTCGGTCGCATCGACGACCCCGATGTGCAGGCATTCATCGCCAAGTGGCAGCCGATGCACGACGAGGCGATCAAGCGGGCCGAGGCCGAGTTCAAGGCCCTGCCTGTCGCCACCCGCAAGAAGCTGGAGAAGGTCACCGTCAATCCGCTCTACACGGAAATCTATGACGAGGAGACCGAGGAGCCGACCGGCGAAATCGAGATCAAGTTCGCCATGCAGTACAGCGGCGTCTACAAGTCCGGCCCGAAGCAGGGCCAGAAGTGGACCCGCCGCCCGGCGATCTTCGACGCGGTCAGCAAGCAGCCGATGAAGAAGGTCCCGCAGATTTGGGGTGGCACCGTTGGCCGCATCGCTTTCGAGGTGGGCCTGAACAAGGAAGGCCAGCCCGGCTACTTCATCCCGGCGACCGGCGCTGCGGGTCTGACCCTGCGGCTGCAGGCTGCTCGCATCATCGATCTGGTGAGCGCAGGCCAGCGCGACGCCTCGGGCTACGGCTTCGGCGACGAGGAGGAGGGCGGCTACGCCTACGACCCGTCGAGCGAGAGCGAGGATGGGGGCAAGGCCGAGGACGGCGAGCAGTCGTCGGGTGGCAGCGGCGAGGCCGGTGACGACAACCCGGACTTCTAAGCTTCGAGGATTGGCAGAGGGCTACCGCAGTGGCCTTGAAGAGAAGGTTGCTGCGCAGCTCTCTACCCTTGAAGTCCCCGCGAAGTACGAACAGTACAAGCTGAACTACGAAGTCCCAGCACGCACTGCCACCTACACGCCAGACTTCGTGCTGCCGAACGGCATCATTATCGAGACCAAGGGGCGCTGGGTCACCGAGGATCGGAAGAAGCACCGCCTGATCAAGGCATGCCACCCGAACCTCGACATCCGGTTCGTGTTCTCGAATCCCAACACCAAGATCGGCAAACAGTCGAAGACCACCTACGCAATGTTCTGCGAGAAGCTGGGCTTCCTCTTTGCCAAGGCGCTGATCCCACGCGAGTGGGTCGACGAACCCGCGTGTCCCAAGCGGCTCGCGGCGAACGCTGCTGCGTTCAAGAAGTAACAGGTTGGGGAAGGGTTGCGCTCTTCCCCAACACTCTCGGCTTATTAGCGTCCATCACGGAAAGAGAACTGATGATCAAGATAAATGATTACGTGCGTATCATCCCGGCCAAGGCGACGTCGTCCCGCCTGAAGCTGCTCCTCGGAAAAGACCTTCGCGTCCTCGACGTGCGCGACAATTACATCGACGTGGACGCGCCGGAAGGACGTGGCATCCATATCGGCCGCTTCACCCGCCTCGGTGCGGAGGAGATCAGGGTCGGCACCTACGTCATCATGCTGTACAAGGACGGCAAGCTGATGCCCGCCCCGAACCCGAAGGTCTACACGTCGGACGTTCAGGCGAACAAGATCGCCGAGCTGATGGCGGCGAAGCACGGCGGCACTTTCCAGGTCTTCAAGGCTACGGGCGAATTCACCATGCCCGTCGCGAAGCCGACTTACCGTGCGTTGTGAAGTACATCGCCTTCGCGCTGATCCTGCTGATCGGCGTCCTCGTCATTCTCAACAACACCGGCCTGCTGCGCATCGTAGTGGGCCTCTATCTCTGACCTCTCAAGGACCATCACACATGGCAAAAGACTTCCGCGTCGTCGGCCCGAAGCCGCAGACGAAGCTCCTGCTCGACCACTTCTCGGACAAGCCGAGCATCAGCGCCGTCGAGGCCGCCGCGCTGTACCGCATCCGCTCGCTGTCTCGCCGCATCGTGGACCTGACGAACGAGGGCTATCGCTTCTCGAAGCAGCATTCCGTTGATCCGACCGGCCAGCGCTACGTGCGCTACCACTTCCTCGGAGCCTCGGCCTGATGTAGGCCGCAACCCCCGTCAGTGGCTGACGACGACAGCGTCTTTGTCCAGAAGGAGCCGTGCCCAGAGTGCGGCTCCCGCGACAACCTCGCACGCTACTCAGACGGCCATGCTTTCTGCTTCGGCTGCTCTCATTGGGAGCCGCCAACAGACGGCAGCAGCCGAAACCCTCCAGCCGAAAGGAGACAAGTGACCGGCCTCATTCCTGCGGGCGACTTCATCGCGCTCCAGAAACGCCAACTCACCGAGGAAGACTGCCGACGTACCGGCTACTCGGTCTCCACCTTCAAGGGCCAGCCCGTCCAGATCGCCGCGATCAAGGACCCCATCACGGGCGAGACGATCGCGCAGAAGGTGCGCCTCCCGAACAAGGACTTCCTGTACCTGGGAGAGACGAAGGACGACCCGTTCTATCTGCAGCATCTCTGGAAGGACGGCGGCAAGCGCGTCGTCATCACGGAGGGCGAGGTGGACGCGGTTACCCTTTGCCGTATTCAGCAGCACAAGTGGCCCGTCGTCTCGATCACCAAGGGCGTGAAGGGCGCGAAGAAGCAGATACAGCAGCAGCTAAAGTGGCTCGACAAGTTCGACGAAGTCGTCCTGATGTTCGACAACGACGAGCTGCACACCAAGCCGGACGGCACGACGTGGTATCCCGGCCAGGACACGGCCGTCGCCTGCGCTGCGCTGTTCAAGCCCGGCAAGTGCAAGATCGCGCGGCTCCCGCTCAAGGACGTCAGCGACATGCACGTTGCTGGCCGTGACGACGAAGTCATCACCGCGATCTGGAACGCCAAGACCTACCGTCCGGACGGCGTGGTCACCATCGCCGACATCAAGGACAAGGTGCTGGCCGACCCGGAGGAGGGCTTCCCCTGGTTCTCTGAGGCGCTGACCAAGAACACCTACGGGCGCAGGCTGGGCGAGATCAGTTGCTTCGGTGCGGGCACGGGTGTCGGCAAGACCGACTTCCTGACCGAGCAGATGCAGTTCGACATGGTGCAGCTCAACCAGCCGATCGGCGTGTTCTCGCTTGAGCAACAGCCCGCCGAGACGGTGAAGCGACTGGCAGGCAAGCAGGCAGGCAAGCGCTTCCACATCCCGGCGGTCGAGGCCAACTGGACCAAGCCCGAGCTGCTGGCGGCGGTCGATCTGCTGGAGGCCAACGGCAGGCTGTTCATGTATGACAGCTTTGGCGCCACCGATTGGGGCATCATCCAGACCACCATCCGCTTCCTCGCGCACAGCGAGGGCGTGAAGCTCTTCTACGTGGATCACCTCACCGGCCTCGCGGCTGCGGAGGATGACGAGCGCACGGGGCTGGAGCGGATCATGGCCGAGATGGGCGCTCTGGTGAAAGAGCTGAACATCCACATCCACCTCGTGTCGCACCTCGCAACACCGGAGGGCAAGCCGCACGAAGAGGGCGGGCGTGTGATGATCCGCCACTTCAAGGGCTCCCGCGCGATCGGCTTCTGGTGCCACAGCATGTTCGGCCTCGAACGGGACCAGCAGGCCGAGAGCGAGCTGCTCCGAACCATCACCACGTTCCGCATCCTCAAGCACCGGCCCGATGGATCGAAGGTCGGGCGCTGCGTCCACTTCGGCTACGACGCCGAGATGGGCCGGTTGTTCGAGACGGTCATGCCTGACGAGAACGAGCTGCAAGGCAATCCATTCCAACCCGAAGGGACCAACACCGATTTCTAATCTCTGCGAACCACTCCGAGTGCCGGGGCGTGGGCGCGTCGAGGTCGAGCACGACATCCGTCGCCAGTGCGCAACGCTGTCTGTCCTTCGCGGCAGGCAGCTCGTGCTCAGCTTTGACATCCCATACTCCGAACTCGACAGCGTGATCGCCGATCTGCGAGGCCACCATTCCGGGCGCTGACAGAAACATCCTCTGCCTCCGCGCCGAGGACGAGCTCGACGTTGATGTGCTCATGCACGAAACGGATGGGCCGCTGGTGGTGATCGGCGTCCAGTACGAGAAAGCGCTCGTCGTCCCTCTCACCCTGTTAGTTGAGCTGATGGTGAGGGTGGACGGCGTGTGCGCCAACATGAACATACTGATGGAAGAAGCCGAGACAGCGACCAAGCATTGAGTAGTTACGACTTCGACTGCGAGACGGACGGCCTTCTTGAAGAGCTGACCGTCGCACACTCCCTGGTCTTGGGAGACATCAAGACCGGCGAAACGCATTCCTTCTGCGACCAGCCCAACTACCCGAAGATCGATGAAGGGCTCCGCGAGCTGATGGACGCGGACCTGATCTGCGGACACAACGTCATCAAGTTCGACATCCCCGCGCTGCAGAAGGTCTACCCGTGGTTCAAGCCTCGGGGCGTGGTGAGGGACACCCTGGTCCTGTCGCGCCTGATCAAGGCGGACATCAAGGACGACGACTTCCAGTTCGCCAAGAAGATGGAACGACGCGGCACGCCGCATCTGTTCCCCAAGCACATGATCGGGAAGCACTCGCTGGAGAGCTGGGGCTATCGCCTCGGCGTCTGGAAGGGCGACTACTCCGACGCCCGGAAGAAGGAAGCGAAGGCCCTCGGCATCAAGGACAAGGCCGAGATCACGCGCTTCATTTGGGGGGCGTGGAACAAGGACATGCAGGACTACTGCGAGCAGGACGTCGCCGTCTCTCGCAAGCTGCGTGAGTTCTTGGAAGCGAAGCTGGCCGATGGCTGGGGTGAGCACTGCGTCGAGCTGGAGCACGAGGTCGCGTGGCTGATCGCGAGGCAGGAACGCTACGGCGTGGGCTTCGACGAGCAGGCTGCGGCAGCGTTCTACGCCAAGCTGGTCGGCCACCAGCAGCGGCTCTACGACGAGCTGCAGAAGTCCTTCCCGCCCAAGACCGTCGAGACCGTCTTCGTCCCGAAGGTCAACAACAAGAAGATGGGCTACGTGAAGGGCGAGCCGTTCATCAAGCGGCAGGTGGTCCCGTTCAATCCGGGCTCGCGCCAGCAGCTCGCCGAGCGGCTGCAGCAACTCGGGTGGAAGCCCCAGGCGTTCGGCAAGGACGGCGTCCCGACGATCGACGACGAGGTGCTGTCGGAGCTGAAGTTCAAAGAAGCCGAACCGCTCAAGGATTACTTCGTGATCGAGAAGCGGCTGGGCGCTCTGGCGAACGGCAAGCAGGCTTGGCTGAAGAACGTCCGCAACGGCCGCATCCATCCGGAGGTGATCACCAACGGAGCGGTCACCGGCCGCATGACGCATCGCATCGTGGTCAACGTGCCCGGCGCGATCGACAAGAAGACTGGCGAGAAGCAGCTCTACGGCATCGAGTGCCGCGCCCTGTTCGTCCCGAAGAAGGGGAACGTGCAGGTGGGCTGCGACGCGGACAGCCTCGAAGGCCGCGTCATGGGCCACTACATGGGCTTCTACGACGGCGGTGCTTACGCCACGTCGCTGCTCTACGGCAACAAGGCCGAGGGCACGGACAACCACAGCCGCACCGCGAAGGCGCTGGCGAAGTGGAATTGCCACCGCGAGACGGCGAAGACCTACTTCTACGCTCTGGTCTACGGCGCGTTCGACGCCAAGCTGGGTGAGATCCTCGGCGCGACCGGCAGCAAGAAGGCGAAGGAAGCGGTCGGCAAGGAAAGCCGCGAGGCGGTCATGAAGGGCATCCCCGGCCTCGACAAGCTGGTCAACGCCCTGTCGATGAAGGCCAAGAAGTACGGCTTCATCACCGGGCTCGACGGCCGCAGGCTGCGGGTGCGCAGTGCCCACGCAATCCTGAACACGCTGTTCCAGTCGGCGGGTGCCGTCGTCATGAAGGAAGCCGCCATCATCCTCGACACGGAACTGTGCGGGGTGAAGCCCAGCGTGATCGGGCGTCTCGGCGTCGAGGCGGCAACCAAGCTGGTGCCCGGTACGGACTACGAGTTCATGCTGAACTACCATGACGAGTGGCAGCTCGACGTGAAGCCTCCGCATGTCCAGGCCGTCTCGACTGCGGCCACCGAGGCAATCCGGCTGGCAGGGGAATACTACAAGTTCCGCTGCCCACTCAAAGGCAACGCAGACATTGGCGATAGCTGGGCGGCGACGCACTGACCCGCAGGGGTTCGTCTACATCGTCACCAACCCGGCTTGGCCCAGCCACTGCAAGATCGGCAAGGCGCTAGTCATGAAGGACCGCATCAAGGTCTACCAGACGGGCTCGCCTTACCGGGACTACCGGGTGGTCGCTCACGCCTACTTCGCTGACCGGAAGCAGGCAGAGGCAGAACTACACCAAGAGCTGAAGGGGCACCGGATCGGCAAGACCGAGTGGTTCTTCATTCATCCCGAGGACGCATGCGCAATGCTGCGTCGCATCTCCAGACGAAAGAGAAAGCATGAGCGAAAGCGATCACGACGCGTGGTCAAGCGACCTGAAGAACAAGTACGGCATCGCCGAACCCCTGGCTGCTGAGATCGAGAGCGACGACGAGAACGTGGTGGACGAGTACTGATGAAGGAGTTCTTCCGAGAGTTGTTTTGCTGGCACAAGTGGCGCGTGGTGGGCGAGGAGCACGCGTGGGTCGTGAACATGCGCTGCACCAAGTGCAAGGCCGATCGGGCGGTCTACTGCTGCCTGTGAGCGAGAAGCTTACCGTCCTCATCGACGGAGACATCATCGCCTACAAGGCCGCATCCGTTCACCAGAAGACCTTCGACTTCGGCGACGGGCCTGTCTACGAGACCGACCTTGAGGGCGCGATCGGGTTGGCCGAGAACTTGATCTACACAGCGGCAGAGAAGCTGAAGGCCAGTTCGATCGTGGCGTGCCTCACCGGGCCGCTGATGGAGATCAGCGCCCGCAACTTCCGCAAAGAGCTGTTGCCCACCTACAAGGGCAACCGCAAGGGGCCTAAGCCAGTCCTGCTGCCGTCCGTCAAAGAATACATCCGCTCGACGTTCGACACGAAGATCAAGGACGGCATCGAGGCCGACGACGTGATGGGCATCATGTGCACACACCCGTCGTTGATCCCCGGCAAGAAGGTCATCGTCTCCATCGACAAAGACCTCCTGCAAGTCCCTGGCCGCCACTACAATCCCGACACCGACACCAAGCGAATGGTGAGCGAACAGGCAGGCGACCGGCTGTTCATGATGCAGACCCTGACCGGCGACATTACGGACAACTATCCGGGGCTTCCCAGGGTCGGGCCTGTCAAGGCTGCGGCCATCCTCGACGAGGAGCCGGACGGCCCGATCGATCCGGAGATCACGCAGCTCCAGTGGCACTGGTCGCGCGTGGTCAAGGCGTTCGAGAAGAAGGGGCTCACCGAGGACGACGCGCTCGTCCAGGCCCGCTGCGCCCGCATCCTCCGACACACCGACTACGACTTCAAACGCAACGAACCAATCCTCTGGTCACCAAGGTAAAGAACCTGAAGCATCCACTTATCGGCCTGTATTCTCCCGCAGCGCAGTCGGGAAAGAGCACTGTCGCACGTCACATGGTCAAGCAGTTCCGCGCCTCGTCAATGTCCTTCGCGGACCCGATGCGCGAGGCCATCATCCCCGTCGTCGCTCCGTTCTTCGGAGGCAGCTTCAAGACGGTCTATGACTGGCTTGGGGACGAGCGCAAGGACACCGCCCTGATCCCCACGCTGAACGTCACGCTGCGCTACCTGCTGCAGACGATCGGCACGGAGTGGGGTCGCAAGCTGATCCACCCGGACATCTGGACCGAGCACGCCAAAGAGCGGGCCTCGATGCTCCGGGACTTCAAGACCACGGTCATCGACGACCTCCGGTTCGAGAATGAATACGCCATGCTCCGCAAGGAAGGGGCGCTGCTGTTCAAGATCGTGCGGCCCGATGCGCCCACCACTGGCAACGCCGGGCACGCTTCGGAGGCGCGGTTGGAGGGCCTGGAGTTCGACGAGGTGATCATCAACGACGGAACCGAGGTCGAGCTGCGGACGCAGATCGACGACCTCATGTTCGACTATTACGGGCTCTGATCAGACGTGGCCCGGCTTAACCGCAATGGAGGCGGGGAGGGCGGCGACGATAGGTTGCCCTCCCGCCCAAACATTCCATCGCCTGACGGTGCCCCTGAGGTGACGCAGGCTCTCATCAATTACCTGAATGCCGTGTTCCCCGATACGCTCCCTCCCGTGGGCTCCGCCTACACTGAGGTGGAGCGAGCATGGGGGAGGCGTGAGGTGATCGCGCATCTGATCAGGATCAAGGATCAACAAGAGCAAGAACCCAATGTGCTTCGGCGGATCATCCCCACCCCCAGCGGAGACACCGGCGCCCCCGCCGCCGCCTCCGGCTGATAGCCCCAGCTCACCGGTCTATAACGAGAGCAACGTCGATGCGAAGAACGCCAGTTCTTCCGTCGCCAACTCCCGACGCGGACGCAGCGCGCTGCTGATCAAGCGCAACAGCTCTGGCACCTCGACCAGTTCGTCGAGTGACAGCGGCCTCAACATCCCGACCTGACGCCATGTGCTCAGGAGGAGGAGGCGGCGGTTTCCTCAGAAACATGACGAACAACCCCGGAATCAAGACGGCGCTAGTGAATGCTGGGGCGAAGCCCGTCGACAGCGCCACTTCTACGGACACCGTAGGGGGCAATCCGGTCGTGCCGAGGGCGCCGACTACGACCACAGGCGGGCTCAGCCCCACGGTCGGCAGCGACGCGGCGAACCCTGCAGTGTCCTCTCTCAACATCCCACGCAAGCGGGCTCGCGCCGCGTCCGGCACAGCATCGACCGCTGGCGGCGGCGGTACAGGCCTCAACATTCCAACCTAACGGAGACGCCCAATGTGTATGGGTGGCGGCGGAGATAGCTCCCCGCAGACAACGCCCCTGCCTGCGCAGGCGGCTGGCAATTCGGCCAACGGCGCAGCGGCTGTAGCTGCAGCACCGACCGGCAACGATGCCGAGACGACGCCGACGACTGAAACCGAAACCGATCGTGGCGTCTCGTCGCTGCGCATCAAGCGCTCTAAGGGTGGCGGCACGACCACCACCACCACCGGCACCGGGCTGAACATCCCGACGTGACCGAGGAGACCCGTGAAGGCACGGCTCACTCGCGCTACGAGGCACTTGCCCCGCACCGCCTGGTCTTTTTGAACCGGGCTCGCGACTGCGCGACACTGACCGTGCCCTACCTGATGCCGCCCGAAGGCATGACCAGCGCCACCACGCTGCCGACGCCTTACCAGTCCCTCGGGGCTCGCGGCATCAGGACCCTCTCAGCGAAACTCCTGCTGAGCCTATTCCCGCCGAACACCACTTTCTTCAAGTACGACATCGACGACTTCCTGCTCCAGAAGATGACGGGCCAGGACGGCATGCGGGGCGAGGTCGAGAAGGCGCTCAGCGCCCGCGAACGCGCCACGCTCAGCGAGATGGAAGGGGCGCAGCTCCGCGTCGCCGCATCGGTTGCCCTTCAGCATCTGCTGGTCGCCGGTAACTTCCTCCTACACACTCCCCCGCAGGGCCGCGTCCGTGGCTTCCGCCTCGACCAGTATGTCGTCAAGCGCGACGCCTCGGGCAACGTGCTGGAGATCGTCGTCAAAGAATGCGTCAGCCCGACCGTTCTTCCCCAGCCTGTCGCCGAGGCGGCAGAGAAGGCCATGAAGGACAAGGGCGGCAGCGAAGACAAATCGGCTGAGCTGTACACCCACATCATCCGGCAGGCCGACGACTGGCGCGTGTATCAGGAAGCCGGTGGTCTGGTCATCGACGGCACCCAGGGCACGTACCCTCTCGACAGGTGTCCCTGGCTCGTTCTACGTCTCGCATCCCAGCCCGGCGAGGACTACGGCCGCGCCTACTGTGAAGAGTTCCTGGGCGATCTGGACAGCCTGGAAGGGTTGTCCGAAACGCTCGTCGAAGGTTCGGCAGCGGCGGCCCGTATCGTCTTCCTCGTGAAGCCCAACGGTGTCACCCAGGTGAAGGTCGTCAGCAAGGCGAAGAACGGTGACGTTGCTGTCGGCAACGCCGAGGACGTAACCGTGATCCAGGCGCAGAAGCAGGCCGACCTCGCGGTCGCGCAGAAGCAGGCGCAGGAGATCAGCCAGCGTCTCGCCTATTCGTTCCTGCTCAACACCGCCATCCAGCGGTCTGCAGAGCGGGTGACGGCGGAAGAGATCAAGTACATGGCGCAGGAGTTGGATGACGCGCTAGGCGGCATGTACGCGCTGCTGTCCGCAGAGTTCCAGCTCCCCATCGTGACCCTGTTCGAGGCACGAATGGAGAAGTCGCATCAGGTCCCGGCGCTCCCCAAGGGGATCGTCAAGCCCACCATCACGACCGGCATGGCCGCGATCGGGCGCGGCATCGACCTCAAGAACCTCCGCGCGTTCACGGCGGACATCGTGCAAACCCTCGGCCCTGAGGTGGCGTTCCGCTATCTCCAGCCGACCGAATACATCAAGCGTGCTGCAGCTTCCTACGGCATCGACACTGGCGGGCTCGTGAAGTCCGATCAGGTGATCGCGCAGGAAGAGCAGATGGCGCAACTACAACAGCTCGTTCAGACCCTCGGCCCGAACGCCCTCAATCAGATGGGCGGCATGGGCAAAGAAGTCGTGAAGGGCGCAGTTCAACAGTCAGTAGGAAACAATGGCAGCAACAGCAACCCCGACCAAGGCCAAGGCTAACGTCGTCGAAGAGGCTCCGACCGTGAAGGTCGAAGAGGGCAACGCGACGGCCCCGACCCCGAACACCATCGCTGAACCCAAGACCGTCTCGACTGACGTGTTCGGCAACAAGATCGAGGAGGCTTAATGAGCACTGCATCCGTCACCTTCACGCAGGCCCCGTCCGGCTCCGAGGCACCTGCCACCGCCATCCCGGCGACCCCGTCCAGTGATCCGGTGAAGGACATCAATGCGCAAGCAACGAACGGCTCCGCGTCTGGTGGCGGGAGCAATCCCGCTCGACCCGAATGGCTCCCCGCCAACTTCAACACTGTTGAGGACTACGTCAAATCTAATGGCGAAGCCCGAGCAGAACTCACCCGTGCGCAGCAGGAACTCGCCCGCCTCCGAGCAGGCCAGCCCGCGAAGCAGGGAAGCGAGCCTGAAGGGTCCGTATCCAACGCTTCGCAGACCGAGGCCGAACGAGCGGCCAGCGCAGCAGTAGCCGATGCCGGGCTCGACGTCGCTGCTTGGCAGGCCGAGTTCAACGAGACGCTGGACGTTTCCGAGAAGGGCCGCGCCGAGATCGCCAAGGGACTTGAGAAGCAGTTCGGTCCGAACGCTCGCCAGCTCGTGGACGACTTCATCGAAGGCCAGAAGATTCGCGTCGAGAACCAGCGCAATCAGGTGTTCAATCTGGCGGGCGGCCAGCAGAACTACACCAACCTGATCCAGTGGGCCGCGACCAACCTGTCTGCAGCCGAGGTGGCGTCCTACAACAACGTCATGGGCTCTGGCGACTTCAACGCCATGTCGCTCGCGGTGGACGGCCTGAAGGCCCGCTACGTCAAGGCCAACGGCTCCGACCCGAAGCTGCTGTCCGGCAACGGCCTCGCATCGTCGGCTGGCGGCTTTGAGAGCACGGCGCAGATGACTGCAGCGATGAAGGACCCCCGCTATCGCACCGACCCGGTCTACCGGAAGTCGGTCGAGCAGAAGGCGATGCGCTCGAACTTCTGATGGTGGAGCTGGTCGAACCCCAGCTCTCGCCCAAGGCAATCGACGAAGTCTTCTACGCGGTCAACCCGCACACCTTCGCGAACTATCGTGACGGCTATCTCTCCCTATGGGGCCAGATGGCTGTCACGAAGCTCGCCGAGGCGCAGAAGCAGGTCAAGCTCGTGGTCGCTCACAAGGATGTCTATCAGGACATCGAGCGTGCCACGGGCGTGCCATGGGTCGCCATCGCGCTCTTGCACCTACGTGAGGCCGGTCCCGCCGACGTAGGCCGCTGGCAGTGTGTGCTGCACAACGGCGAGCGCATCATCGGCACCGGCAAGAGGACGATCATCGTCCCGAAAGGTGTCGGTCCATTCTCGACATTCAAGGAAGCCGCGATCGACGCCATCCGCCGCGAAGGCTTGGACAAGATCGATTGGAAGAAGGACGGCGTCGCGTACCTCGCGTTCGCATCGGAGACCTTCAACGGCTTCGGCTATCGCAACAAGGGCATCCCGTCGCCTTACCTGTGGGGCGGCTCATCCGTGCAGAAGCCCGGCAAGTACGTGCGGGACGGAGTGTTCGATCGCAACACCATGGACCCGCAGATCGGCACGATGCCGCTGCTGCGCGTTCTCATGGACCTGACTGGATACACCTTCAATGGCGCTCCTGCTGTCCCTGTGGCTTCTGCTACGGGACCCAAAGTCCCACCCCCGGCCGCTCCCTCCGTCGCCTCCCGCGTTGATCCGCAGCGTGGCGTAGCGGCGGTCCTGAAGCTGGCCTACTCGGTCATCCAGACCTTCCTCAAACGAAAGAACTAATCCCATGTTCCGTCGCTTCTGGCGCGGGTGTGGGCGGCTTCCCCTGTTCCGCCTCGGAGCGGTGCTGGTGATCTTGAGCCAAGCCATGGAGGCGCTCGACGCGCTCGCTGGCATCGACCTTGCCGCCCTGCTGCCTGCGGGCACCAACGTGTCGCGCATCGTCGCGGCCATCGGCTTGCTCAAGATCGCCCTCAGGGGTGTGTTCGTCATCACCCAGCTCTTCCAGGCCAAGCCCCCGGAGGCGCACTCGTGACGTTCTTCCTCGGGCTGGTCTTCAAGTTCTTCTCCAGCGGCATCCTGACCAAGGTCGCCGACTATCTGGAGAAGCGCAGCGCCGACCAAGCCCTCATGCACGGCCAGGACATGTCTGCTGCCACGGCGATCGTGGTGGCGCAGATCAACGCCGAGATCGAGGCCCGCAAGGCACAGGTCGAGTTCTCCTCCCGGCACGACAAGCTGGTGGCGTGGATCGTGGCACCGTTCATCCTGCACGTCTGGATGCTGGTGCTCGACCGCTGCTTCCACCTCGGGTGGGACATCGGCATGCTGCCCGACCCGCTGAACGATTGGGAGGGGCGCATCCTCCTGTCATTCTTCATCGTGACCCCTGCCGCCAATCTGGCAAAGGTTGCACTCTCGATAATGCGGAAGTGAATTCGCATTAATTACCCCAACATGCCCTGAGCCTCTGCCATCCCGGCACGCTCGGGGCTTCTTCCCTACCTCCAGTGATTGATCAAACGTGCCCCTTCTAAGGGGGCGTTCAGGTCCAAGACCACCGACATCGACGAAGCCTCTTGGCTCACTACCGTTGCACCCGAGGGTGCGCGGCCGTGAACAACCTTGTGCGTCTTCTCAGTCCGGGTTCGAGGCCATCCTCAATCCTCACTGGAGACTACCATGACCGACACTACGGTCTCGCGCGTTGGCCAAGTCAACGCTACGGGCGACGCTCTCGCCCTGTTCCTCAAGGTGTTCAGCGGCGAGGTGCTCACCGAGTTCGAGCGCACGACCCTGTTCACCGACAAGCATTTCATCCGCCAGATCACGGCGGGCAAGTCGGCGCAGTTCCCGCTGATCGGTAAGGCGTCCAGCCGCTACCACACGCCGGGACAGTGGATCGACGGCACCGCGATTGCGCATGCTGAGAAGGTGATCACGATCGACGATCTGCTGATCGCCGACACCTTCATTGCGAACATCGACGAGGCGATGAACCACTACGACGTTCGCGGTCCCTACTCGCAGGAGCTGGGTCGTGAGCTGGCGCAGGCGTTCGACACCAACGTCGCTCGCAACATGGTCCTCGCGGCGCGTGCATCCAACCCGCTGGCCTCGCGCCCTGGCGGCACCCGCATCTCGAATGCGGCGATGGACACCGACAAGGACGCGCTGCGTACCTCGCTCTTCACTGCGGCTCAGAAGCTGGACGAGAAGAACGTCCCGTCCGAAGACCGCTCGGCCTTCTTCCGTCCGGCTCAGTTCTACCTGATGGCCCAGGACACCACGCTCATCAACAAGTTCTACGGTGAGACCGGCGGTGACCTCGGCAAGGGTTCGCTGGAGACGGTCGCAGGCTTCCCGATCGTGAAGTCCAACAACGTCCCGGCTGCCAACGACTCGGCCAACACCGAAGTCCACAGCAAGTATCGGGCGGACTTCAGCGCCACGGTCGGCGTCGTCTCTCACAAGATGGCCGCTGGCACCGTCAAGCTGATGGACCTCGCGATGGATGCTCAGTACGAGCCGCGTCGTCAGGGCACCTTCATGGTCGCCAAGTACGCCGTGGGCCACGACTGGCTCCGTCCGGAGTGCGCCGTCGAGCTGTACAAGGCGTAAGCGCCGACACCCAACAATTGCCGGGGACCCTCGTGGTCCTCGGCTTTTTTTCGTTAGGACACCATGGACAACACTGCACTCGCTCCGATGACGGAGTTGGAGGCGATCAACGACATGCTCTCGCTCATCGCGGAAGCGCCCGTCGCCTCCCTTGATGAAGCCTCCCGAGCGGCCGATGCCCAGGTCGCCATGCAGATACTTCGTCGCCAGAGCCGCGAGGTTCAGACGAAGGGCTGGAACTGGAACACAGAGAGCGCGATGGAGTTCGCGCCCGATCTGGACGGCAACATCGTCATCCCGACCAACACCATCAAGGTCGATCCCACCGATCAGAACCTCGACTATGTCGTCCGAGGCGGCAGGCTGTGGGACCGCACCAACAAGACCTTCGCGATCGGCAAGAAGGTCAAGCTCGACATCGTGTTCGTGCTGCCGTTCGAAGACATCCCCGAGACTGCCCGCCGCTACATCGCAATGTCGGCCGGTCGCAAGTTCGAGAACCGGATGATCGGCGACACCACGTCTCACCAGATCAACGAAGCTGACGTGATGCAAACGTGGGCCATCATGCTCCAAGAGGAGTGCGACAGTGCCGACCTCAACGTCGTGAAAGATTCCACCACCGTGCGCCGGATCTCGCACGGCCGCTGGCGCTAATGGCATCCCCTGTAACCGGCTCAATCCCCAATCTCGTCAACGGCATTTCCCAACAGGCACCGGCCCTTCGTCTGCCCACGCAGGCGCAGGATCAGGAGAACTATTACTCGACCATCGTCGAGGGCCTGAAGGATCGGCCGCCGACTGAGCACATTGCGAAAATCCTCGACACGCTTCCCACCAACGCGTTCACCCACATCATCAACCGCGACGTCAACGAGAAGTACCTCGTCGTGTTCGATCCTGCGGACGGCATCATCCGGTGCTTCGACTTCCAGGGCGTCGAGCGGGATGTCTACTATCCGCGCGGCTTCGGGTACATCGCGGGCGCTGACGCAACGAGGCTCCGCGCGATCACTGTGGCGGACTACACGTTCCTCGTGAACACGGCCGTCGAGGTGACGATGGACGACGAGATCGTCCCGACGCGGAAGCCCGAGGCGCTGGTGAACGTGCTGGCGGGCAACTACAGCAAGACCTACGCGATCTACATCAATGGCGTCCTTGCGGCGCAGTACATCACTCCGGACGGCGACCAAGCATCCGAGGGCGCGTATGTCGACACGGTCTTCATTGCCGACCAGCTCGACAAGTCGCTCAGCGCGAACGGCTTCAACAGCAACGGCTGGCACTCCAACCGCTACCAGAACGCCATCCACATCTTCCATGAGCTGGGCGTCAACTTCACCATTGAGGTGCAGGACGGCTACAATGGCAACGCCATGAAGGCGGCGAAGGGCAAGATACAGCGCTTCTCCGACCTCCCGAACTTCGGCCCTGACGGGTTCGTGGTCGAGGTGGTGGGCGACAACGGCAACACGGCGGACAATTACTACGTCCAGTTCCAGAAGGGGTCCGATGGTCCTGGCATCTGGAAGGAGTGCGTCAAGCCGGGCACCAAGCTGTTCCTCCACGCGGCCACGATGCCGCATGCGCTGATCAGCGAGGCCGATGGCACGTTCACCTTCGACGAGATCGAGTGGGACCCGCGAAAGGCTGGCGACACGGAGACCTCGCCGGACCCGTCATTCGTCGGCGACTACATTGAGGACGTGTTCTTCCACCGCAACCGGCTTGGCTTCCTATCGGGGGAAAACGCGATCATGTCGAGGGCAGGGTCGTTCTTCGACTTCTACCGCACGACGGCCACGGCCATCCTCGACGACGACCCGATCGACGTTGGGGCGACCCACGTCAAGGTATCGCTGCTGAAGTCCGCAGTGCCGTATCAGGACCAGCTCGTGCTGTTCTCAGAGCAGACGCAGTTCACGGTGTCGGGCCAGGACTTGCTGACCCCGAAGACGGTCTCGATCCGGCCGCAGACGGAGTACGTGTGCGACGGCGCGGTGCGCCCTGTGGGCCTCGGGCAGTCCATCTTCTTCGCGGCCCGGCGGGGCAACTTCACCTCGCTGTGGGAATACACCATCGACAAGGTCTCGCAGACTGCATCGGCTGCGGAGATCACGGCGCACGTTCCAGCCTATGTGCCGGACAACGTGTTCAAGATGGCGGGCACCTCTAACGAGAACGTCCTGGCGCTGCTCACCACGGACGACCCGTCGCGCGTCTACGTCTACCGCTTCTATGTCTCTTCCGATGGGACGAGGCTACAGGCGGCGTGGCAGAGGTGGTCGCTGCCTGGGAACCCACGCATCCTCAACATCGAGTTCATCGAGAGCGACATGTTCGTGGTCGCGGCGCGGGAGGATGGCGTGTATCTGGAGAAGATCAGGATGCAGCCGAACGCCTTCGACGACGGGCTCGGCTTCCTCGTCCACCTCGACCGGCGCGTCCACAGCGACAAGCTTCCGGCCCCGGTCTACAGCGCGACCCACAACTACACGGTCTATACGCTGCCCTACATGCCCTCTTCGGACATCGTGGCGGTGACCTCAGCGGGCGGCGCGACGCTGCCTGCGATCGAGCTGGGCGTTGCCGTCATCAGCACGGATGGCCGTCAGGTTGCCCTCTCGGGCGACACGAGGAACGCGAAGCTGTGGTTCGGGGAACCGTTCGCGCGGCGATACGAGTTCTCCCGCTTCTTCCTCCGGACGCAGCAGCCGAACGGCAGCACCACGGCGGTCCAGAGCGGGCGGCTCCAGCTCCGGCAGATGACGCTGTCGCACAACAACTCGGCCTACTTCAAGGTCGAGGTGAGGAACGAGGGACGCACTCCGTATGTCTACGAGTTCACGGGGCGAACCCTCGGCGACGCCAACAACGTGCTCGGCCACATTCCACTGAAGGCTGGCAAGATGTCGATCCCTCTGCTGTCCCGCAGCGACCGGGTCACCATAACGCTCAGCTCCGATAGCTGGATGCCCTCGGCGTTCATCTCCGCGGAGTGGTCGGGCATTCACAACGAGAAGGCAAGAGAACTGTAATTGGGATACGTGCAACGAGCTACCGTTGACGACGTGACCTACATCGCGAAGAACCTGCGGCAGGCTGATCGCAACGAATGCGACGCCATGTGTGCGGCTCCCCCGGAGCTGATCCTGCCGCAGGCCGTGAAGCCTCATCGGGCTGTGTGGACCTTTCACACGAACGATGGGCTTCCGGTCGGGGTGTTCGGCGTCGACCCAACATCAATCGAAGAAGTCGGCATTGTCTGGATGGTCTCGACCCCCGTGGTCAACGAGCACCGACGCGAGTTCCTGGTCGAGAGCAGACCGTATGTCCTCGCCCTGAACAACGACTTCCCCATCATCACCAACTTCGTGGACGCGCGGAACACTCTCCATCACCGCTGGCTCAAGTGGCTCGGCTTCTCCTTCCTCCGAAGGATCGAACAATGGGGAGCACGCAGCGTCCCATTCTATGAGTTCGCAAGGATGAAGACCTAATGTGCATCATGGCACTCGGCGCGATTGCGCCCATCATTGGCATCCTGTCCAGCGTCGGCAGCGCCATTGTCGGCTACGCTGCGCAGAAGCAGGCGGCCGATGAACAGAACGCCTATTACGCCCGCAATGCTCGGGCGGCCCAGATCGCTGCTGTCAACCAGTACGCGAACGAGCAGAACCAGATCATCCAGAAGCGCAACGCGGCATCGCAGCAGGTGGACGAAACCCACCGGGCGGCCCTGCAAGCCAGGTCTACGGCCCGCGTGGCGGCTGGCGAGGCGGGCGTCACCGGCCTGTCCGTCGATGCGCTGATCAACGACTACTACGGCCGCGAGGGACGGCGCGTGGACAGCATCGACCAGAACTACGAGATGGACCGCGACTACATGCGGGCCAACATGGAAAGCACCCGTGCCCAGGCGGAGCAGCGGATCAACAGCGTCAAGCAGGCGGCTGAGCCGTCGTTCGCGGATGCGGCTATCCGGATCGTTACCGGCATCACCAGCGGCGCGGTCAACATGGCAAAAGGCGGCGCGACTATGGCAATGGCATTCTAATGGCACGCGCCAGAGTACAAGCACCTGAACTAGCGGGGCCGGTTCCGCTCCAACCGGCACCCCTTCCGGGCGACACCTTCACGGGAGCCCCGCAGCCGGTTGCCGACCACAACCTCGCAAACATCGCGGACGCACTGAGCGGGTTCAATTCGGCGCTCCAGCAGTTCGGCACTGTGGCGCAGGCGCAGCAGAAGAAGAACGCTGAGCTGGCCGACGACATGGCGGCGCGTGGCCTGATCGCGGGCAACACCCACCAAGACTACATGAAGATGTGGAGCGAGGGGCGCATACCGAACTACAGCGTCCCCAACGCCAACCTGCTGGTCGGCAAGGTCGCGGGGCGCTACGCCTCGGACGACATCATCAACAACATCACCCAGCAGGTACAGAGCGGCCAGATCGACCTCAACGCAAAGAACCCGGACGGCAGCTTCAAGTACGATCTGCCGACGCTGGTTACCCAGCAGGCACAGCAGCAGCTCGGCCCGATCGCGGGTAGTCCGAACTTCCAGCACCGTGGCTTCGTCGCGGGCATGGAGGAGCGGCTGCTGGGCTACCGCGAGCAACTGCTCAAGCAACAGGAGGCCATCCGCGAGAAGGCGTTTCAGGACCAGCTCGCGGGCACGGCCAAGACGGCGTTCGCAGATGCACTGACGAAGTCTCCGACACCGGAGGCGGCGGTCAACAACATCCGGGCCAACTTCGAAGCGCTGGGTCCGAACCTGCCGGTCGGACAGAAGCGGCCTTTGCTCACCGAGAGCCTGCTCAGCACGCTGCAGCAGTACGCCTCGGACCCGCGCTACGTGGACCAGATCGACGCCATCCGGAAGGCCCGGTTCACGGACAAGGCGACGGGGCAGGAGATGCCTGCGCTCGTGGAGACGGGGCGCACCAGCGCGGCGCGGGCGCAGCAGCTCATCGACCTCGACCAGACGATCACGCGCACAAAGGATGTCCGCGAGGAGACGCTGTACAATCAGCAGATCAGGCAGGCCACGCTCGACAGCATGGTCAAGCAGGACGGCAACGTCGCCGAGGTCTCCCAGCCCAAGATGGTCAAGCTGCCGTCCGGCAAAGAGGTGACGGTCGGGCAGAACGCCAAGGCCGAAGCAGCCACGCAGTACTTCCAGTGGTCGCAGGACGAGGGCCGGAAGAATCAACGGCGCTGGTCCGACGTGACCGATCGCGAGATCAAGACGGCACAGTTGGCGGGCACCGACGTTCCCCACCTGACGCAGTCGATCACGAACAACATCCAGGGCTCGCTGAGCGCGGACCTTAGCACCGACCAGCAGGCTCAGGACCGCGTGATGCGGACCTATGAGCAGTACCGCTACATCCGGTCCAGGAACGCCGGGTGGGCGGGCCAGCACCTGAAGCTGCCCACGGCGGCGGACAAGTTCGTCACCGCGATGGACGTGCTCACGGTCGGCGGCTTCGCTGACGATCGAACGGCCATGGCAGTAGCCCAGGGCATTGCCACGCAGAAGGGCATCCACGATCCCGCCGGGCTCCAGCAGAAGGAGCAGCAGATCGACTCCTCGGTGCGTGGCCTCGCAGCGGACGGGTCCTGGCTCAGCTCGATCACGGGCAACTCGACGCCGGGCAACGTCGGCATGCTGCAGAACCAAGTCGCGAAGTACGCGAAGCTGATCGGCCAGTCTCAGCAGATCAGCGCGGACGACGCCGTCAAGGCGGCCAAGGAATACGTCAAGCAGACGACCTTGCAGGTCAACGGCTCGGCGATGGTCCGGATGCCGCAGCTCAGCGACGACCAGATGCGGAAGCAGCTCGACAAGACCCTTTCGACGATGCTGCCGGACATCCAGAAGAGGTTGCCCTACAAGGACATCTCTAAGGGCGACATCGGCCTCCAGCAGCAGCCGGACAACTCGATCCGCCTGATCGACAAGCGGACGTGGATGCCGATCATGCTGCCCACGGCGGACGGCAAAGGCGGGCTCACCAAGGGGCAAGTCGTGATCTACCCGAACCAGCTCATCCAGATGCAGTCTGCCGACGACGCAGCGGCGATGCAGAAGGCGCAGGAGGATCAGCGCCGCAACGCCACCGACGCGCTCCGCAAGGCGCACGAGGAGCTGGACAACAAGGAGCAGGGGCTGCTCCGTCTCGGTGCCAAACCGGGCACTGGCTACGGCGACTTCGTGCAGCGACGTCTCGACGAGATCAACAAGGAACGCGCGAAGATGGGACCTCGGCCCCCGGCGCCAGAAGCACCAGAGGCGAACCCCAACGTGGGGACCCCGCCGCTGATGTTCAGCCCATTCTAACAGGCAAGGGGAGGGTACAGTTAGCCCTCCCCTTCGACTTCAAAGGAACACATGGACGAAGAACTCAACTTGACATCCTCGGCTGACGTACAACCCGTACCGGCCATTGCTATCAATCCCCCGCAGATCGAACAGGCACCGCTGCCAGCGCCCGCCGCAGAGCAGCCAGCTCCCCAGCAGCCGACCCAGCTCTCCCACCCCTCCGACACGCTGCCCGTCATGGAGCAGCCGCTGACGCCCATCTCGGGCGCGGCCGACCCCAACAAGACCCGCCTGGACGACCCTGACGTTGATCCGGCTCCGGTCGTGCTGAAGCAGAGCCCGGCCGACATCCTGCTGCCGAAGCTGCAGAAGGGACACGACGCGTCCCACATCCACGGCATGAACCCCGACCTCCAAGACCGGCTGAGTAGGCTGATCGAGGAGGCCCCGCCCGAGGTGCGCAGTCAGCTCTCCATCGTGTCGGGCTTCCGGTCACCGGAGCGGCAGGCGCAGCTCTATGCCGAGGCGCTGAAGAAGTACGGCAGTCCCGATGAGGCGCGGAAGTGGGTGGCCCCGCCGGGCCAGTCCCAGCACAATCACGGCAATGCGTCAGACCTCGGCTACGGCGACGAAGCCTCGCGCAACTACGTCCACGCCAACGCGGCCCGCTACGGGCTGACGTTCCCGCTCGCGAACGAGCCGTGGCACATCGAGACGACCGAGGCGCGGAGCGGCGGCGCTGCGCCGAAGCAGACGGTCAAGGTGCCCAGCGACATCAAGGCCATCCTTGAAGACGCCGCTGTCCGCACGGGCCGCGATGTCAACGAGCTGATCGCTGCGGCGAAGCAGGAGAGCGACTTCAACCCGAACGCCAGCAATGGCGACGTGCAGGGGCTCTTCCAGTTCAAGCCGAAGACCTGGGCCTGGGCGCTTGAGAAGTGGGGACCGACCCACGGCATTCCGGCCAACACTCCGCGCACCAACGCCTCGGCCAACGCCATCCTCGGCGCTGAATACATGGGCTACGTGCAGCAGGAGATCACCAAGCAGACGGGAGCCTACAACAAGGGCGAGCAGTACCTGGGCCACTTCCTCGGCCCGACTGGAGGTGCGAACTTCATCCGCCTCGCCCGGTCTCAGCCCGACGCGCCGGCGGCGCAATACTTCCCTGGCGCGGCAGCGTCCAACCCATCGGTCTTCTACAACAAGGACGGCACCCCGAAGACGGCCAAGCAAATCTACGACTGGGGCGTTGCCAAAGGCGGCGGCACGGCGGTCAACTACGTGGGCTCTGGTGCGAACTCTGGCCCCGTGCCTGCGGCTGGCGTTAGCGGCACCCTGACCGGCCTGAACACGCCTCCGATCAAGACGGCCTCCGATGCCATCCAGCAGGAGGATGCACAGTTGGCGGCAGAGAAGCACGCCAGCTACCTCGGCGTGATTGGCGACACCTACAAGCTCGACACGCTCACGGGCACCGCGCTGGCCTACCAGCACTTCGCTCCGAACCCGGCGACGGTCCCCGATTGGGATTCGTCGGTTCAGAAGTGGAAGAAGGCGGGAATCCCCGAGGAGATCATCCGCAACGAGCTGTCGCAGGCCGTATCAGGCGAGCACGAAGCGTACCTGTTCGACCGGGCGCAGAAGCAGACCCAGCACATGCAAGACCTCATGTCGCTCGGTGTGGGCGGAATTGCGGCCAGCGTGGTCACGCAGATGGCCGACGTTCCGGCGCTTGCCGCTGGCGCACTCTCGGGTGGTCTGGCGGACGTGGCGGTCGCGGCGCGGGGCATCGGAACTGCGGGCCGTATCGGCGCACAGATGCTGGCCGGTGCAGCGTCCAACGTCGCCATCGACGTGGCTCGGGGTGCGATGGGTGACACCGGGGCGACCGACAACATGGTGATGAGTGCGGCGCTCGGCGCGGTGTTCGGGCCGCTCGGCGCGATCGGACGCAACCCGTTCGCGAAGCAGGAAGCCTCAAAGCTGATGGACATCGCAGAGAGCATCGCCGCCGAGAACGCGAAGCTGCCCCACGAGATGTCGATCGGCGCGGCGCAGAACCTGAACGCCGAGGGCCAGTTCCTCGACGACAAGGCTGTCCGTGCGTTCCCATCCTCGGCCATCCCGAAGACGGCGTTTCAGTCGGCACGTATCGACATGGCGAACACGCTGAACAAGTCGCAGATCAAGACGGCCCGCGTCTTCGGCAATGCCATGCTGGCAGACGCTGTCGGTCCGGAGGACAAGTCGGTCGTCAACAACTTCACGGTCGATCAGGCGAAGGCGATGCGCTTCTCTCGGAACGAGGCCGAGATGATGTCCCACGTCGAGCCTGCCTTCGACCACTGGATGAAGGAGAACGGCTACAATCGCGCACTGAAGGACTACTACGCTCAGCAGTTCGAGGAGCAGGTGTTCGAGGTGCAGAAGGGCATCGTCGATCCGGACCACTACGGCCCCGCTGTGAAGCGCATGGCTGCTGCGTACCGGCAGATGTACGACGCCCGCGCCCGAGAGCTCTCCAACCCGTGGAAGGCCGAGGGCCTGGAAGGTCGGCCGCTGCCGTCGTTCGAGAATGGCCCGCCGGTCGAGAACTACACGCCGCGTGTCACCAACTACGACAAGGTCAGCAAGCTGATCAACGACGCGGGCACAGCGGCCCTGGAGAACCTGTGGCGCGAGGCAATGCGCGAGAACGGCTCCTGGCTGTCTCGGCAGGCCATCGACGATGTCGCTCGCGGCGTCGCTCGCAACGTCCAGTCCCGCGCCAACGGCGTGTGGGAGGGACTTGAGAAGGGCCTCGGTCAGAACGACAAGGCGCTCCGTGAGTTCTTGGAAGAAATCGGGGCGAGCGAGGACACCATCAAGGAAGCGGTGTCCAAGCTGATCCAGCGAACCGAAGGCTCCGACGCACGGCAGAAGCACCGGCTCCGCATCAACGAAGGTGTGGTGCTGCGCGACTACCCGATGAAGGACGGCACCCGGCGGGACATCTCGTTCAAGGATGTGCTGGAGACCAGCCCTTCGCGCGTCTACGGTCAATACACCAATTGGCATGCAGGCCGCATAGAGCTGATGCGGATGAGGATCGCGAACCCGGAGACGGGCGAGCTACTCGTCGATGGCATCTACTCCGAGGAGGAGTTCCTGAAGAAGGTCATTCAGAACATCCAGGCGGAAGGCGTCGAGCTGAACGCGGGAAAGCAGATCGAGCAGGCCGCGGACATCCTGCAGTGGGCGCATGATCGCATCCTCGGCAAGGCTGACCCGGCCAACCAGACGGCGTATGCGAAGCTGCTGCAAGGCGTTCGTGACTACAACGTCGTTCGCCTCATGGGCCGCATGGGCTTCTCGCAGGCGGCAGAGCACGGGCTGGCGCTCGCCTCGCTCGGCCTCAAGGCTGTGTATTCGCAGATGCCTGCGGTGAGGAGCATCATCACGGGCGAGGGCCTGAAGGTCCCAGCTAACAAGCTGATGCGAGAAATCCTCGCATTCACCGGCATGGACGGTGAGTACATCAAGAACCTGACCAACCTCCGGATCGACGACTACGGCTATGTGCCGGGGTCGGGAGGAACCTTCGAACGTGCGATGACGCTCGGCAAGAAGTGGATTGGCTCCGTGTCAGGCTTCAACGCCGTCAACAAGTGGATGATGCAGGGGACGCAGCGGGCCATCGCGCAGCGCTTCTCCGACTTCGCAACGAAGGCGATCAGCAAGATGGGCGATGGGGCCATCGACCTGTCGAGGCTCCCGGCGCGGGACCTGTCGCGCATGCGCTCGATCGGCGTGAGCGATGACATGCTGAAGCGCATCCTGACTGAGTTCAGAGACAACCGCGAGACGCGGCCGTCGTTGTTCGGCGAGAAGCTGACGCTGATGAACCTGAACAAGTGGAAGGACCTTGAGGCCCGCTCCAAGTTCGAGCAGGCGCTGTTCGCTTGGTCGCGGCGGATCGTGCAGCACAACGACATGGGCAACATGGCGAAGTGGATGTCCGAGCCCCTTGCCCAGGCGCTCCTGCAGTTCCGGGGCTTCACCGTCAACGGCTGGGCGAAGAACACGCTGTACAACCTGCACCAGCGGGACATGTACTCAGTGATGAACGTCGCCTACGGCATGATGACGGGCGCGATGATCTACGCCCTTCGCGAGCAGATCAGCGCACAGGGACGCTCCGACAAGGAGGCGTATCTGGAGAAGAAGCTGAGCTACGATCAGGTGCTGAAGGGTGCATTCCAGCTCATGGGTTCATCCTCGATCATCCCCATGGTGATCGATACGCCGATCATGATGACCGGCTACAAGGGCGTCTTCGACGCGCGGTCGAGCGGGCAGGCGGCGTCGCTGCTGTTCGGCTCTCCCGTGTGGACGCTCGGCGCTGACTTGCAGGGCGCTCTCTCGGGCATCGTCCAGCCCATCACGCAGGGCTACGATCGCTCGCAGCAGGAATACCGGAACATCGCGAAGGTGCTGCCGCTCGGCAACACGGTTCCGGCCATGATTGGGCTCTCGAACCTGATCAGCTCGGCTCCCGAGAAGACGCCGAGGATACCGAAGGAGCAGCAGACGCTGTTCTAAAATCTTGGTGGTGGGGTTGCTCTCCTGCCCCACCACCCCCCTCACAGAAAGAGAAATGGCAAGCTACGTCTTCTACCCCGGAGACGGGGCGCAGACCGATTGGTCTGTCCCGTTCCCGTACCTATCGAAGGACCACGTCACGGTCACCGTCGCAGGCGCAGCCTCGACGTTCTCATGGCTCAACAGTTCGCTCATCCGTATCACTCCCGCTGCCCCGGCAGGGTCCGCGGTTGCAGTCCAACGCGTGACGCAGAAGACCCCGATGACGGTCTTCGAGAACACCAACAACCTCACTGCCGAGAACCTGACCCTCGCCGAGACGCAGGCCCTCTACATCGCCGAGGAGGCCAGCGACCGGGCTGCGCTGTCGATCATCATCGACGACGCGACGGGCCAGTACGACTTCCACGGACGCCGGGCGATCAACGTCGGCGACCCGCTTGATCCTCAGGACGCGACGACCCGAGACTGGGTCGAGACGGCCATGACCTCCCAGGTGAACCAGGCCACGGCGCAAAAGGACCAGGCTGTCGCCGCACGCCAGGGCGCTGAAGCGGCGCGGGATACGGCCATCACCAAGGCGAGCGCGACCTCGGCGGATGCTGCCTCGACGGCCTCTGATCGCGCTGCCGTTGCGGCCGACAAGGCGACTGTCGCGGGCTTCAAGGCGGATGTCGCTGCCGACCGGGTGCAGACCGCTGCCGATCGGGTTGCCACCGGGCAGGACCGCACGGCGGTGAACGACGCGATCTCGAGTTCGGTCGCCAGCCTCTCCGCTGCCACCGCAGCCGACCGTGCTGCCACTGCCGCCGATCGCGTTGCGACGGGCCAGGATCGCGCACAGACGGGCGAGGACCGCGTCCAGACGGGCATCGACAGGGTTGCCACCGGGCAGGCGCTCACGGGCGCACAGACCGCTCGGACGGGCGCGGAGTCGGCCAGGGCTGCGGCCGAGGCTGCACGCGATCAGGCGCAGGCGATCGTCGGCGATGTTACCGCAACCCGCGTGGGCGTCACTCCGACCGGCGGCATCACCTCCACCAACGCGCAGGCCGCTCTGGCTGAGCTGGACACCAAGAAGGCGGCGAAGGCCGATCTTGGCACGGCCGCTTCGAAGAGCGTCGGCACGGGCGCTGGCAACGTCGTACAGCTCGACGCCAACGCCAAGCTCCCGGCGGTCGACGCCTCGCAGCTCACGGGCGTGGTGGCTTACGGCGCGACGCAATCCTTGTCGGCGGCGCAGGCGCAGGCGGCCCGCGCCAACGTCCTGGCACTGGGCCGGAAGATGACGACTACGTTCATCAACGGCGGCTCGGGCACTTACAACCCTCCTGTCGGCTGTGTCGCAATCCGCGTCCGCGCCGTCGGCGGCGGTGGAGGGGGCGGCGGCGGCTCCTACAGCCAGGGTGGCAGCGGGGCCGGAGGTGCTGGCGGGACCACGACCTTCGGATTGATCACCTGCGCAGGCGGCCAGGGCGGCTCGGGGGCAGGCGGTGGTTCCGTCAATGGCGGCAGCGCCTCGGATGGCGACGTGAACATGACCGGCGCCATGGGCATCAACTCCACCGGAGCAGGTTCGGGCGCTAACGGGTGGCCCCAAGGCGCTCCTGGCGCGGCCTCCGTGTTCGGCAGCGGGGGCACCCCCGGCTGGCCCAACTCTGGAGGCGGATCGTCGTGGGTCTACGGCGCTGGTGGCGGTGGTGGCGGCGGCTACACCTCTGGCGGCGGCTACGGCGGTGGCGGCGGTGCCGCAGGCGGCTACGCCGAGAAGTGGATTTTGAACCCGACCGCGACGGCCTACGCCATTGGCGCAAACGGCACTGCTGGAGGTGCTGGCCCCTACGGCCAGCCGGGAGGCAACGGCGGCATCGGCTGCATCATCATTGAAGAGTACTACGCATAATGGAACGCTTCGCGATCGTCGACACTACGACTAATAAGGTCGTCAATGTCATCAACTACGACACTCCCCCATCTAATCCTCCTCCGGGTTTCGAGCCGGGCTTCATCGCGGTTCAGCACAATACCGTTGGGCCCGACTGGACCTATGACGGGACACAACTCGTGGCGCCTGTGGTCGAGCTGCCAAGGTTCCAGATCGTCGTAACGCCCCGACAGATCAGGCTTGCCATGACGCAGGTCGGGGTTCGCGAGCAGGTCGAGGAGTACGTCAAGCAGGCCCCGATCGCAGTGCGCGATAGCTGGGAATACTCGACGCAGCTCAAGCAGAACGATCCGATGGTCGTTGCCTGCATGGTCGCGCTCGGGAAGACGCAGGCCGAACTCGACGCGCTCTTCGAGCTGGCTGCGACGTTGTGACCTACGAAAATGTGACGAACGGGACGGCAGTCGGCGCTCTGACGAGCTACTTCTGGCTCCCGTCGTTCCATTCAATCTCCTCGGCATGCGCTGAGATCGCGCCGGTTCTCGGTGCCCTCTGGCTGCTGCTGCAGATCACCCTCAAGCTCTACGACCGCTACCACGGAAAGGAATGATCCGTATTCGTAAGGTGGACGGTCAGAGGCACCGCCGTGTGCTCGCTGACCTCCACGACGAAACCTTCGGCGACACTGCACCGCAGATCGACACGAGCTATGGCGACTTCTGGATTGCCTACGACGAGGCCACGCCTGTCGGGTTCTGTCAAATGGTGCAGTCCACGCTCGCACCCAACGTCGGCTACCACAAACGCGCTGGCGTCCTTGCTTCCCATCGCGGGCAGGGATTGCAGCTCCGCTTCCTGAAAGTCCGCGAGGCTTACGCCAAGCGGCGCGGGTGGACGCGCGTCATCAGCGACACCGCATTCCACAACATCTCATCCTCCAACAACCTGATCCGCGCGGGCTACCGGCTGTTCGAGCCGCCGCTGCGGTGGGCGTTCGCCACGGGTTTGTACTGGACCAAGGACATCACATGACCAATCAAGGCAAGGCGACGCAGGCCCTGCTGGAGGCGCTGCACGGCGCTCTCGCATCCTCGCTCGCCGACAAGATCAGGGACGGCTCGGCCACCGCAGCGGACCTCTCCGTCGCCCGGCAGTTCCTCAAGGACAACGGCATCGACGGCATCCCTAAGGAGGGGAACGGCCTCGACAAGCTGCGGCAGCAACTCCCGTTCGGCACTGACGATCCCGTCGAGGACGAGTGAGCCAAACGACTAAGGCCCACCTGAAGGGGACGACCAGCCACACGGCTGCAGATCCCCTGAAGGCGGACTTCCGCAACTTCCTCTGGATGGTCTGGAAGCACCTGAACCTTCCAGAGCCGACGCCCGTCCAGTACGACATCGCCAAGTTCTTGCAGCACGGCCCGCGCCGCTGCGTCATCGAAGCATTCCGCGGTGTCGGCAAGAGCTGGGTTACCTCGGCCTTCGTGTGCTGGCTGCTCTACTGCAACCCGCAGCTCAAGATCATGGTGGTCTCCGCGTCGAAGACACGCGCCGACGACTTCAGCACCTTCACGCTGCGCCTGATCAACGACATCGAAGTCCTGCAATTCCTTCGGCCCCGCGACGACCAGCGCAACTCCAAGATCGCGTTCGACGTTGGACCGGCCAAGCCGGACCACTCGCCCTCGGTCAAGTCGGTCGGCATCACCGGCCAGCTCACCGGCTCCCGCGCCGACTACATCATCGCCGACGACATCGAAGTCGTGAACAACTCCGCGACGCAGGCGCTGCGCGACAAGCTCAGCGAGCTGGTCAAGGAGTTCGACGCGGTGCTCAAGCCCGGCGGCCGGGTGGTCTACCTCGGCACCCCGCAGTGCGAGCAGTCGCTCTACAACAGCCTGCCCGAACGCGGCTACGTCGTCCGCATCTGGCCGTCGCGCTATCCCGTCGCTGCCAAGCGCGAGAAGTACGGCTCCAAGCTGGCACCCTTCATCAGCAACAAGCTGGACGCCGACCCGGCTCTGGAGGGCGCACCCACGGACCCCGTGCGGTTCGACGACGAAGACCTCACCGAACGCGAGCTGTCCTATGGCCGCTCGGGCTTCGCCCTGCAATTCCAACTCGACACGAGCCTTTCAGATGCGGACAGATACCCTCTGCGCTTGCGCGACCTTGTTGTCCTTAGCTGTGATCCTCTACGCGGTCCTTCGGACTTGGCGTGGGCCAACTCGCCGGACCAGCTCTTCGACCAAGTCCCTGCGGTCGGCCTTAACGGCGATCACTATTATCGGCCTATCTTCGTAAGCTCCGACTACCTGGAGTACGAGGGCTCGGCCATGTTCGTCGACCCCTCGGGGCGCGGCAAGGACGAGACCACCTATGCGGTGGTGAAGATGCTCCACGGGCGGCTGTTCCTGACGGACATCGGGGCCTACCTGGGCGGTTACGACGAGAAGACCCTGGAGGGCCTCTGCTTGGCGGCCCGGCGGCAGAACGTCAATCTGATCCTCTGCGAGCCCAACTACGGCGGCGGCATGTTCACGCAGCTCCTGGCGGCCAAGAGCCAGCAGCTCTACCCGGTCGAGGTGAAGGACGCCGAATGGGCCAAGGTCCAGAAGGAGGCCCGGATCATCGACACGCTGGAGCCGGTAATGAACCAGCACCGGCTGGTGGTGTGCCCGTCCGTGATCCAGAAGGACTACAGCTCGACCGAAGCCTATACGGCCGAGGACCAGCAGGGCTACCGACTCTTCTACCAGATGACCCGGATCACCCGCGACAAGGGCTCCCTGAAGCACGACGACCGCCTGGACGCCCTGGCAGGCGCTGTGGCGCACTGGACGGAGTTCATGAACCGGGACATCGAGAAGGCCCACCTGTCGCACAAGGACGCCATACTCGACGCGGAACTGGAGAAGTTCATGGCCCAAGTGATCGGCCGCGATCGCTTTGAGACGGGCAAGGACCGCTGGTCCAGCTCGGTGATGTCTGGTAGGAGGCGCTGACCGCAACGCGCTGGAGGACCACGGTAATGGATCGTAGGGTGCAGTATTGGATCATCGGGGTGATCTTCCTGGTGGCCTTGCTCACGGGCGTGCATGGCTCAATGCAGCCGTGAACCCAAATGCCGAGGGGAGATGCTCACTACCAGGGGAGAGGTACCCGTAGTTTCTCCCTTGTAAACATGTTGAGGCCCTGCTGCTCTTCGAAAACTTGCTGTATCGGTTTGCTGTCCTCGGCAGCCCTCTTGCACATTTCATTGGTAAGCAGCTGTGGAAGCGCATTGATGATATAGTGGCTTGCGACCCCGTACGTATAGTTGGTCGGTGCTCTCCGCTGCTTACCGTCTTCTTCTTGTATTAGGTCAAAAACCCCTGCGTAGAGCGCACCTAGAACTTCGCCGGTTTGAACGTTAAAGATCGGAGAACCACTCGCGCCACCTTGCGCCATGACATTGATCGTAAACCCATGAGGTGTGGCGCAAGGAAATGGGTGGACAGCGCTGAGTGTTCCAGTCTGCAATGTCGGTGAAAGCTGATGTATCCAGCCTGGAACACGCAGATGATCTGTCCCCATAGGGAAGCCTGCCGTTGCGATTGCTTCACCTTCTTCATACATCGCCCCATGAGGACGAAGCTTGACGGGCAACAGGCCAGTAACGTTGAGTTGGACGAACGCCAGATCGGGCTTCTCTGGACCGTAGTAAACCTGCTGGGGTCCAAAGGTCTTGATGACTGCGTAGCCGACGATATCGAATGTGACGTTGACCATCCCTTTTTCTGTCAGGATGAAGAACATCGCCATTGCCGGAATCTCTGCGAAGCCGTCTGGTTTATTCAACTGCGTCATCGCTTCAATGACGTGTTGATTGGTGGCGATTAGACCGCTTTCATGAACCACGAAACCGGTGCCAACTATGGGCGGGAACTGGCCGGCGGCTTCGAGACTCGGGGCGAACTTCGGGACGAAGGCAACCAAGCTATGACGGATCCGGCGGTAGGTCTCGATCAGCATTGACTTCTCGCGGGCCTGGTGGAGCGGGCAATCCGATTTCGGTGCAACCGTAGATAATAGGTTGCACTACTGCATATGCGCTCCGGGGTTACACCCTATAGTGGGATTGGAGTGAGGGGAGGGTGGCAGAGAGGGTTCGGTCTAGTGGCCCTCGATCCTCATCCCTCCCCAAAGATAAATCTGAATAGGCTCATTTCATCAGGGCGAGCTGGGGCGGCCGAGGTTGACCAACTCGGCGATCTTAGCCGCAACTTCTGCCATCGTATTCTCTTTAGTGTTAAGGCCCGCTCGTGAAGCAAGTAGGGGGCTAACTTCGCGGAGCGCCTCGTAAGTGGTATTGTGCACGATCGGGACTAGCCGCTCACCCGCGAGGAGTGCCGAAAGCTCTTTGTCTGCGATGCCCTCTTTTGGCAAACGGAGCAGCAACGCAGGGGTCACCAGTACGAGCCCGACCCGCGAATTCGCCAAGCCCTTGTCGATGGCGCGGAGCAACGGCACGCCGAGGCCGACGTCCTTCTCGCTAAACCAGACCTTGACCCCTGCTGACTCAAGCAGGTCGTGCAGCTCCTTGGCGGCGCCCTGCCGGTCGTCCCACGCATGGCACAGGAAGGCATCCCGAAGGTCAAGAGCGGCTTGCTTCTCAACGGTCTCGCGGATCGGCGTTAGCGCCTGAACCTCGGTCTGTGTGTACAGCACAGAAGAACCGGCCCGAGACCATCTCGGCCTCACGCTCTTGCCCGACCCGCCGCCGCTACTCCGGCTGCCCCCGCCGCCTCCGCCGCTCCCCGATGAGGAGTAGGATGTGGAGGAATAGGATGGCGGTGAGTACGAGACGTATCCGCTATAACGGCGGCCCCAGCTGCCGCGACACGCAGGGCATCTCGCCGCCGCGCTCGCTGAGCGATGTCCTTCACGTGGTGCTGTACATTGTGCCATGCAACCCATGGTACCCGGTATGATCGGCGCTCTCAACCTGAGGGTCCGGATAGTCCACGCAAAAATGTGAAGTGGTGCCCTCGACTGGGAATGAAGGCGAGACCCCCCATGCCCCCCTCGATCGGCCCACGATTGACCGTCCCGGCCGCTCGCCGGTCAGCCGTTGTCACCCGCTTGTGTCACCTTGATGGGGGAAGCCATTGATATCGCTTGCAGTCCAGTGGACATATGATCCTGTGAGGGCCACCAAAGGCGCACCGATCGGCACTAGCGGGGCAACGGAAGGGGCAGGGCGGGGCTAGTCCGCCCCCATTTTCCAATCAGTGTCTTTGCTGCCCGCAAAGCCCACGTCAGGGGCTACGCTAGGGGGCGGTCAAGGGCCACGCTACCCAAACCTGCGGGTCACCGATTAGCGCACCACGGGCCACGCTAGGCGGCTCTACGGGCCATGCTAGGGCCACCAGTGGGCGCACCCATTGAGCAAGGCGAGCACGCCTAACACGGCCATACATGCCAGCGTGATGCCGCCACGTTGATGCAACGTCATGGGCGCCTAGCCTGCACCGTCAGCAATCCCTAATCGGGCCGCTCGAGAGTCATGCGGTCTGCGCATGTCTGCCATTCGTCAATGTCTGCCAATCTACCGTTGCCTGCCATATGGCAGGAGCTTATAACCCTGCCCATCGGCGGCGCACACGGCGCACCGATACGGGGACGGGTGGTCCAAGCATAGCGCACCCGGCGAGTTGGCGAAGAGCGAGCTTGCAAGCGAACACGTAGTTAGCCCACGCGACCCGCGCATTCCACAGCCGGGCAGGGACCAACGCTTAGACGACTAGCACGATTCGCCACACTGTCCAGCGCTGACCCGCGCTGCATGACGATGGCCCATGGAGGGCCGAAACAGTGTTCCGCGCAGGACAGGCGAGGAGTGTCTGTTTTTTTGCTCATATATCTGCCAAAAGCTGAGGAATGCCCAATGGCAAACGGTTTCGTGTTCTACCGCGGTCCCTCCATGATTGACGGTAAGCCAATCATCGCAGTCGCCACCGGGACGGAGCGCGGATCACGCAACGGCAAAACGGGCGGTGGGCTTATCCAGACGTGGATACTTCGCGAGGACATGTCGCCTGTAGCTGCGGTCAACAGCGGCGAGGATGCGTCAATCTGTGGCGATTGCCCGCACCGTGGCACGGTGGTGAGCGGCAAGAATACGGGCCGGTCCTGCTACGTGACTGTGTTCCAAGCGCCGCTCGTCGTGTGGAAGGCGGCAACTCAAAAGGCGCTCTATCCGACCTTGTCGCCCGTTGAGGCTGGCAAGGCTGTTGACGGTAGGGCCGTTCGCCTTGGCTCCTATGGTGACCCTGCTGCGGTCCCTGCTGAAGTGTGGAAGGCCTTGCTAGCAAACGTCTCGGCTAAGGCGGGCTACACGCATCAATGGCGGCGCTTCCCGGCGCTCGCTGACTACTGCATGGCAAGCTGTGACAGCGAGGCAGACCACGCTGCAGCAAAGGCGCAAGGCTGGCGCACGTTTCGCGTTCGCCTCGCCACCGAAGCGCTGAAGCCTCACGAGATCGTTTGCCCGGCATCGAAAGAGGCGGGGGCCAAGACGTCCTGTGATGCCTGCAAGGCCTGCGGCGGTCACACTGCAAAGGCGCGGGTTGATATTGCGATCATTGCCCACGGCGCGGCGTCGAAAGTGAACGCCTATGCCAGCCTTCGTGCGGCCTAGTGTCTGCCAAAAGCTGAATATCGCCAATGTATCGACACAGGGCCTCGTGGGGCCCTGCACGATGCCTTGAAGCATCAGCAAAGAGGGAGACGGCATGCGCAAATTCAACTTCAACCGCTGTGTGCGTTACGACGCCACGGGCAAGGCCCGCTTTCACAGCATGGCAAAGGCCCGGCTAAGGGCTGTGGCCAAGCTGTTGGAATTATCACCGGGTGATTACGACCTACGGTCAAACATCGCAGGCCCTGCGGTAAGCGGCGAGATCACGCTGCACACCAACCACGTTTATGTGCAAGTCGCACAGCCTTTCAGCGGCGGGCCCGACACGGGCATCTTGATCCGAACCTGCAATGGCCGCGACGATTTTTGCGGTGGGCATAACACGTTTGCGCCACTCGCGCTTCTCAATGATCCGGCCGCGTTGGCCGTGCTGGTCGACAAGGTAGAGCAGGGCGGTTTGCGCATGTCGCCTGATCAAATCCGCACCTACGCACAAGCGGCGGGGGTGCTGTGATGGCTGGCAAGCGGGGCACCTATCACGTCCTGTTAGTTCGCGAGGGGGATGCCGCACCCTGGGGCGTTCACTTCGGCGACTATGACCGCGAGTGCGTGCAAGCGGAACGCGACGACATCACGGAATACCCGGCTGTCAGCGGCTACCGCAAGCGTAACACCAAGATCATCATGGCCGGCGACACCCAAGCCGAGATCGATGCAGCGGTTGCCCGGTTGAATGGAGGCGCGAATGATTGAGCGATCATTCTCCGCCTGCTGGCTGGTGCTGTGGCTTTCCGTGGGCGTCCTGATCGCGATCGGGGCGCACCCATGAACGACCCTGAGAGCATGGTCGAGCGCGTCAAGCACGGCGCACGGGAGACCACCACGCACCTGATCACGGTCGACGACCTGATTGTCTACCGCGCCGATGGTGACGGCATGGTCATCGAATTTGTCCGGTGGAGCCGCGACCGGAAGCCAGTCGAGGGCTACCGCATCACTCTGTGTCCGGAGGATGCAGCACGCATCCGTAAAGCCTGAGCAAACCCAAGGGTCGCCTTGTGCGGCCCTTTAGTGTGTTCAGCGTCAACTAATAGGCCACCAAGCGCAAAGGGGCGGGGGTTTTATGCGCCTTTACTACAATCCTGATCGACGTGATTTCGAGATGAACACCGCGTTTCGGCGGCTGTCTGGTTTCGAGATCGCGCGTTGCCGCGATTTCGTCCGTAACTGGATGCGCCGCTGGGACGGTCGCCGGTCTGCCATCGCTCGCATCCATGCGCAGCCGCGCCTCAATGCTGCGGCGTTCGGGCGGTGGGCCGACAAGGTCATGCCACCGGCCCTGACGCGCGTTCGCATCCTCGAAATCGAGATCGTGCTGACGCACCCGCCGAGGGGCGCGTCGCCGGCAGCGCCGAGGGCTGCAGGGGTGAACCTCATGGCCGCGCTGCTCGATTACTGCGAGGCGGACGTGCGGGCGGCTCGCGACATGGCTTTGAGGATGCCGATGCGTCCCACCGTGCTGGACGTGGTCGAGGCCGTACCTGCCAGGGCAGCGGAGCGGCGCGACCATCGGTCGTTTTGGGCGAACGGCGACGAGTTCGGCGGCAGGCTGGCCGATCGAGGCTACCGCGTGATTGGCTCCGGGGCGTTCTCGACCGTCTACCACAAGCCCGGCAGCGATCGGGTGATCAAGGTCAACCGCCGTCCGGACAACTGGCTGGATTACGTGGTGTGGGCCGCCCGCGCGGGCCACGCTGGCAAGCTGGCTCCGAAGGTCTATTCGTTCCGGGTCTTCAACGAGGGCACGCCCGACGCCTTCTACGTGGCCGTGATGGAGCGGCTAGAGACCACAGTGAGCCGCGCCGAGTGCACCAAGCCGGACGCCTACCGGGCTTGGATGAGCATGCGCCAGTTCATCGAGCAGCAGGACGCAGCGGCTGGCGTCGAGGCCGAGCTGCACACCGCTGGCGCCATCCGCTTCGGCGTCGCTTTCCGGGCCGCCTTCAAGCGGGCCTGGGACCTGCACGGGGGCAACTTCATGCTCCGGGCCGATGGCTCGCTGGTCTGCACCGACCCGCTCTGCGAGGAGGGCACGTCCTCGCCTCCCTACAGCCGCATGCGCCAGCGTGAGCTGGAATCGCTCGCCCAAATACCTGCCAATTACTGAGGGATAGCAAAATGAGAGTATTCATTCATCCGAAGTCAGCGCGGCGTGCTGGACTGAGGGCGCTCAAGGGGCGCGTGAAGCGCTTCATGGTCAAGCCTGCCTTGGTGCGACACGGCGATCGCTCCGTGGATCGCGGCTTCGCGGTTGCGCTCTATGGGGAGGACGGTCGCAAGATCGGTTACGTCCGATGATCTATGAGCAGGCTCTTGCGCTCCTTGGCGCTCAACCGGCTTGGCTGCTGCACGACCTTGTCGAGCGGCACCCTTCGAACAGCGAGGTTGCGCAGGCCGCGAAGATGCTACTTCGGAGGGCTTGCAGAAAATCCGAAAAGAACGTATCAAGAACATCGTTGGCGGTAGAAACGTTAGGAAATCTGAGGTATCCCAGTAGGATAACCTAAATGTCTGCAGACGCTGACGAAGTGGCTCACCCGAACGTTTGGGCGCGGTGGGCGCGGCGGTGAGGATGGAGCGATAATGAAAGACTGGCTGAGTGGTTTGGAGGTTGTGTCGCAGGTTGTGGTGGCAGACCTTTTGACCACGGTCACTGACGGCTTCCAAACCGTTTCGGGGTGGTGGGGGACGATGGAAGTCGAGGCCCTCGATCTTCTAACAAGCCCGCTCGAAACATTCTTGGACCACGAGCAACAACTTATAGACATTGCAAGGCGGCGGAAGGTGGCCATGCGAGAAGTCGACGCATGCAAGATTCTTAGGGCGGCAGGGTTCGCCCATTCGGTCGCGTTCCCAATCGCTCTTCTCCACGAATTTTATCCGGTCAACCCCTAAGAACCTAGCCGGGCCGAGCTGTCCCCATGATAAAAGGGCAAACCTCTCGGTTCGTAGGTGATTGCCAACTGCAGACTATATGCATATGGTAATTAAAATGAATCGAGAAGGTCAGTGTATGGTAGACATTTCGAGCAGGGCAACGATGGCGAAGCAATCTACATTCCGCGTCGAGGATGCGGAGTGGTCAAAGACCATCATCAAAGTTCTCGAAGAGTTCAGGAAGATCAATCCTGACATCACCGCGAACCAGATGCTGACATTCCTGCACATCGGAGTGAACCCCGGTGTGTCCCAGAAGAAGTTGACGGAGCTGGTCAATGTGGACGACGCCACAGTGTCGCGCATCTCGGCCCTGCTCTCCGAGAGGGGCTCTCGCGGCCGCGAGGGTCTCAAGATGATTGAGATCAAGCTGGACGAGAACGACTATCGCTTTCGCGTTCAGCACCTTTCGCGGGGTGGCAAGCTCATCTTCGACAGTCTTCGCGACATCATGATGGCTTTCAAAAGTAAGTAGTAACGGGGGCAGCACCGGATGCCGACATACGCCAAGGGCAACAAGTTCATCACGAAGTTCATGGTGAATGGCCAGCGGCCGACGAAGATGCACGACACGCGGGAGGAGGGCGAAGCCTGGGAGCTGATGGCCCGCGCCGCGATCAAGCTGGGAAAGCCCATCCCGGACACCGAGACGGCAAAGGTCGGAGGCAAGGACAGCAGCACGGTCGGAGGCGCGCTTCGCGCTGCGAAACTGAAGCGTTGGGCTCCGAAGGGCGATGGTTCGGTCAAGACGTGCGTGAACGCCGAAGTTTTCACGCGTTGGTGCGGCCCGCAGATGCCTGCCGAGGAGGCGTTCTCACAGGAGAAGGTCGACGAGTTCTTTGAATACCTGAGGACGGAGCGGCGGGTCAGCAACACCACTATCAACAAGTATCGCTCGGCGATCAGCGTGATGCTCGAATACAGCGGCCTCGACGAGGAGGATCGGCCCGAACTGCCATGGCTAGAGCAGGGGGCTGGACGGACCCGCGTCTTTACCGAGGACGAGACGCGTATGATCCCACAGCAGTGGCGGCTCTGGAATGAAGAGCGCTACGCCGACTTCTTCATGTTCATCCTGCAGACGGGGGCCCGCCCGTTCATCGACGCGAAGCGGTTGGCCTGGGCGAATGTGTTCGAGCCAAGCAAGTTCCAGCCGATCCCGGCTGTGCACTTTATGGAGGCAAAGAACGGCAACGCCCGCACCGTGCCATTGCCGAAGGAAGCCTACGAGGCTCTAAAGCGTCAGCCCCTGGCTGGCACCGGCCCTTGGTCCTGGGTCGACAAGGATGAACTTCGTCGCCTGTGGGACAGGACGCGGGTCGCATTTCCGGTGCTCAAGGATGCAGTGCTGTACACCTGCCGCCACACCTATTGCACTGAGCTGTACCGCCGGACCCGAGACATCAAGCTAGTCAAGGACATGGCCGGGCACAAAAATTACAAGACTACCGAGATCTACGTGAAGATTGTTGGCGGCGACAGCTTTGAGCGCGTCGCTGAAGTTATGGGATTGGGACGAGGGGCGGAAAGGCCGCGCTTGACGGTTCTTGGAGGGAAGGATGAGGTCTGACTGCTGGGGGGGGGGGCGAATGCACCTTACTCAGTAGCTTCTCCCCGAATGGCTTGCAGGTTCTCAAGCAGCTCGAAAACACGATCCATCGGTTCGACTATCGTGTAGCCGGAGTTCTCATACCGGACTCCAACTGGCTGCTTGAACTCTTGACTGTAGATGGTTTCTTTAAATGGAACCATCTTAACCGCCACTCCTAGTGCTCGGTATTTGTTCTCGATAATTGTGACAACCAGTGCGCCGCTATTTCCAAAATACACGGGGCAATCGACGACAATTTGGCCGCTGCGAGTTTTCCCTGCGACGATCCCAGTCCGCAGAAGGGGCAGGTTCCTATCGAAATCAGTACCGGCCAGAGAAGTTGGGTACCCAAGTAAAAGCGTCGGGGCCGCGAGACTGACCTCAGCAAATCGGAAGCAGAATTTTACGTCGACGCCTGTAATCGCCTTGTCGGGTCCGTCTTCTGTTACTCCGGGACTATAAACCAATTCTATCGCACTTCCTGAGTAGCCCTCGCCCAATACTTTACCGAACGTCGCGAGTTTACAGACTGCTACATCTGCGGTGGTGTGCTTGGCCAATAAACCGTTGGCCATCAACTGTTCGCAGTCCAAGGTCAGGTGTTTGAAATCACCTATATGTACCTGATCTAGAGGGGTTCCATCGGGCGCCTCGCAGAGGGAGGTGAGTTGAACAGGCCCTCCTTCTTTAGGGCCGTAGGTCCCGATGCCATCTTTGAAGAGCACATGTCGTGCTGTGACAAGGAACAGCCCGGCATCGTCATTCAGAAGGAAGCCCGTTCCGTGGGAACCCGCGACCTCAATAAGGACGGGGAACCTGAATATATGATCTGGCAA